TACCGCCTTCTAGCATTGTGACGTCCGATCCTTTGCCGTCAGCTGTTTTAGGGAAGAAATAATCTTCGTTAATGCTTAGAGGATTGTATGCAGAGTCTATGACGTTCTGTCCGCCACCTGATTGTGACGGAATGCGGCGCTGATGTATCTCATTCTTAACACGTTCCACAAACGCCATGGCCAAGTGACTTGGCATGTTGCCCACATCGATGTGGAATACTCTGCGCTCTGGAGCACGTTGTATACGATAGATAAGAATTGCATCTTCTAATAGTTCTTTTTGCTTGTAAACTTTAAAAATGTTCTCTAATAAACTGTTACCAAATGGATAGTTGTTATCTAATCCTTCGCTTAAACTTATATGCACAATATGTTTGGCATCGATGGCATTTTCTTTATATTGTAAACCAAAACGACTTCCACTTCCAGTTGTTCCACCACCGGTTGCGCCCCGCTGGCTTGCGCTTGATCCTAAGTATCCGCTTGCCGGAAGTGGTCCTCCTCCAGTTTGTCGAGGATTCATTGTTGGGGTTATTTGTGTAGCAATTAAATTTTCAAAGTTAGGTGCAAGGTCTTTGAGAACATATTGTTCAGGTTTCTTGCCTTCGCTTTCATTTACAATAACTTTAATCATGTTAGCGGTATCTACCCAAGACCATTTTTGATTTTCTGGATCACGGATAAAGAAAGCATCACCGTATTTGAATACATTACGTACTATACGGAAAATACGTGTGTCAAACTTTTGTAATTTGTTCCATTGCTGTAAATATTCACCAAGAATCTTAACTTCACTATTAGTAGCTTTATTTTTCCATTTTACTGTAAATGGGCTACTATTGTCTTTTAATTTTTGTGTACAAAATTCTGCTAGGATATCTAATGCGGCATTAACTTCTGGATCACTGTCCATAACTTCATATTGTTGATAACGTTCAATACGATTTGGACTTCCGGAATATACATCTGGTAAGTAGCTACTATAATTGGTACGAGCTGGACCAGGTCGGTTTCCGTTGTTCTGTCCGTTGATTGGCCCTAACACATCACCGTTAACAGACACTGGCGTAAAATATTTTTTCCAACTCATTCAATTATCCTCTTGCAAGCTTGTTGCCTGACATATTTTTGGTGGCTCGTTTTATACCTTCCGAGTGGTCTACTACTTGATGCATAGTACTATTTAACATCATAAGTGCGGCAACCACGTCATCTAGACTTGCTTTATGTTCTGGTTTCTCTGACGATACTTGAGATTTTTTTGATTGTTCTTCTTTGGCTTTATTTTCTGCGATGTATCTTTTATCTTTTTCAGCTTTGTCAATTGCCGCTTGTTCTCGTGGATCAGTGGTACTAACAGAAGTTCTGATATTTTTACTGATACCTTTGACATCAATGTCACCGGCCATTTTATCAATCATATCGCCCATCATATCATTGATAGATAATTTTCTTATAGGCAACTCTGCTGGCATTTTTGCTTGTTCTGCTTCTACGGCTGCTTTACGAGCTAGAATTTCAGCTTTGGTATTTTCAGGTGTTGGTAATGCTATTTTTTTATTTTTTTCTTCAATCTCTGCTGGTGTTGCTACTCCTTGTACGTTAATGCTAGTTGTATCACTATTAGCAATAACTTTGTTTAGCATTTCTTCTGATTGAGCTTTTCCAATTTCGCCAAATTCGCCGTAGGTGTCAATTTCAAGTGCCGTTTTATCTTTAACAAATTGTTTTTGTGCATCCTCAACTGCGGCCTGTCCTTCTGTAATCTCTTTAAATCTAGATAATGCTGTTTCTTTATCAGCGGCTTTTAATGCATCTGCTTGTTTAACAAGTTCTTCTATACGCTCTCGAGTACTAGTGTCACCTAGCGATTGCATTCTATTGTTATGTTCGTCAAATTGTTCTCGTAATCTTAAATGACCAGATGATGTAATTCTAACTTGTGTATCAAATGAACCTTGACCGTGTTCTTTAATAATTCTTATAGCTTCTTCAGCTTTAGCTTTGAGTTCCTCGTTACTTGGCATACCGCCAACAGGGCTAGCACCTTGTGCTTCTGTACTGGCTGAAGTTTTTAATTGATCTAACGGAACAATTGCTTCTGGTTTTCCTTTTTCACCAACAGTTACAGTAGTTCCCTTGTCTGTTCCTGGAACAATACCACCATCAGCTTTTTGTGGAGGTTTACTACTTGTAGCATTATCAAACCATTCTTTTACTTTTCCGGCTGCTTCACCGGTTGCTTCTGCACCGCGTCCTACAGTTCCTACTGTGTTTAATACTTGGTTAGCAAGTCCAGTTGGTCTTGCTTGACCGCCACCTGTGCCTTGCATACCTTGCTGAACAGCCATGTTGTTTGCTTGCGGGGTAGTTACAACTTGTCCATTACTTAATTTTTGTGTCGCACCTGCCGCAGTATCTGCAAATTTATTAATTGCTGGACTAGCTTTTTCGTTTAAAGGAGTTACTAAACTTTTCATAACAGCAGAACTTGCATCGTTCATACGCTGTTCTATATTAACTGCGGCTTTAGTTGTAGCAGATCCTGCTTGGTCAGCACCTTCTTTATCTTTTCCTAAGCCGGCTGCTCTGGCTCTTCTTTCTTGTTCAGCGGCAATTTCTGCTGTAGTTGCATTTTTAAATGCGGCTTCTTGTCTAATTTTTGCTTCTGAATCGTACACACCTCGAGTGTGCGTAACCATGTCTTGACTTATTTTACCTGCGGCACCTGCGGCTTCACCATAAGTTCCCATGGTAAGCAATGTTATGTTTTTAGAATTTTCTAATTGGCCTTCTCTAGCTAAACGATTATACTTGTCAGCTTCATCCATATTGCCTTTGGCACTTGCTCTTGCTTGTTCAGCAGTTGCTTGTGCTTGTTTACCTAACATAGCACCTTGTGCGGCAGCTTCTTTGGTTACTTCGTGACCAGTTGCAAAAATTTCTCTAAAACGCTGACCTTCACCTCGAGCATTTGCTTCTGCAAAGTTTTTAGCGTAAGCCAATCTAGCTTTGCCAGCGGCTTCTTCGCCTTCAGTTGCCGCAATAAGCCTAAATTTAGATTCAACTTGTGCATTAACCGATTCTTTCTTTAATGCTTCTTCTTGTTCTTTTCTACTAACACCAGTTAGTTGTGCCAGTGCGCCCATTTCTTCAGCCAAATCTGTTGCTGATTTAATACTGGCCGCTTTACTTTCTTTATCGTCTTTGAACGATCCTCGTTGGAAACCAATTTGTAATGCTAGTACATCGTTTAATTCTTTATTACTGAAACCTTGTTGACGTAATTGATCAGTTACAGGGCTAAAATTATCATACATTTCCGCAGTAAGTGCGGCAAATTTTTGACTACCGTGACCAACATTTCCACCTAGACCTATGAATGATGTGTTGTTGTCTGCTATTGTTTGAGCAAATTCTTGTAAACTAACTCTGCTACCGGAAGCCGCTGTACTCATTCCAACTATGTCATTGCCAAAGTTAGCACCGCGACTACTTAAATCTCTCCAAACTCCGATATTTTGATTAGCGGCTGTTGATACTTCAGACAACCCTTTGCCGGCGGCAGCGGCAGCTCCGGTTAATTTTTCAGATAATGTTCCGCCTAAATCTTTTGCGGCTTTATCGGCTGCCGAGAACCCACCTCCACCTCCTCCGCTTTGCGGTGCGGCACTAGCACCGCCGATAGTACTGCCGGATCCTTTGAACCCTACTTCTTTAAGTGCGTCAATCAGGTCTTGTTTAGTTAAGCCGTCAGCCATAAAAAATCCTACAAATATATCGTATATTTATAGGATTATAATATATGGTATGTTAACTGATATTACTTTCTATCTACTAGTTTACCTGTTTTAGGATCTCTATCGGCAACTTTACCAGTTGCTGGGTTTATAACAGCAGGTGCAGGTGTATCAACATATTGTTTTTCAATATTAGATCCTTGTGCTTTTGCACGAGCAAATGCATCTTTCTCAGCTTGTGTTCCATATTGTAGTGCATACTTTACACGAGGTGCAGTTTCAATGCCAGGTAATAGTTTACCGTCTTGATCTGTTATACGTGTTCCACCTACTATAACAGCGTTCTTGCCGGTTGTTACATCTCCTTGGTCGCCCAAGTCTGCATCTCTTGCGGCTAATCTTGGATCTTTGCCCCTTTCTGCTTTCTTATCAGCATAGAAGTTATCTCCTTTGGTTATATCGTTAATATCGCCAGATTTTATAGCTTTAGATACACCGGTTGCACCTTTATATAAGATTAACCAAGCATCTTCACCTATTTCTCCAGCAAGTACCAATGGCCCCCATAGATTCTTAACCGCCCATTCTTGTCCTGATGGTGTCATTAGCCACGCTTGAATAGCTTGTACTAACAATTCTGTTGAAATAAATCCAAATAATGCGCCACCAAATGTAGCTACACTACCCATAGTTCCTATAATTGCTACAATGGCTCTAGTGATATAAAACAAATTAGCGGCCATTTTAACTAATTTAACTATAGCAGGTAGTGCTACTTGTGCTTCCCACAAGCCAATATAAAACTTTCTCCAGTCTTTATAATCTTGTTCGTTAAATTCGTAACCTTCTTTGTTCTGGCCTGCCATATAGTCTGCATCAACTGCGGCCAAATGATCGATTAATTCATATGTTGCAACTGCTAGTCCAGCTAATTTTAATGCGTTCCACCAAACACCGCCCATTCTTGAAATGGTATTACCTCTTGCTTTGGCAATATCTTTAGCAAAATCACCAGAGTGAATACGCTTGTCAATAATTTTTAAATAGGCAGCAGGATCTTTTTTAATATTTTTCAAGGCTGCGGCCATTTGTTTAGGTGTAACCTTGGACTCTGCATTAACATATGCTTGCATAGACTTTGCTACAGGCTTGGCCGGCTGTTCAGATTTCCCCCATGTCATAGGGTTATACCATACTTCGCTAATGACTTCTTGAACTTTCATGAACTTATTTACCAATTATTTTAGCATAAAGAAAAAAGCCAGAAATATGCGCATATAAATACTAGACTACACGGAGTTACTATGGCCACTAATCCATTACAACAGTATTTTAGACAACCAAAAATTTATATCAAATTACCTAGCCAAGGAATTTATAATCAACTAGGCACATTTCAAGGAGATCCTACAAATATGCCAGTATACGGTATGACTGGTATGGATGAAATTATTGCCAAAACACCCGATGCATTGTTAAGCGGTGAAAGTACAGTTAAAGTTATTGCTAGTTGCTGTCCTAGTATTAAAGATCCATGGGAAATGTGTGTATTAGATACTAGTATTATTTTAACAGCAATTAAAATTGCCACTTATGGTAACGGTATGACTGTTGGCCATAAGTGTGGAAATTGCGGTACTGACAACGAATATGAGTTAGATCTAAATAAAATTATTGAATATTATATGGGTCTCGAGTATAAGAATCGAGTCGAAGTCGATGATTTGATAGTTAAACTACAACCGTTAACTTATCGTCTAAGCAATGAGTTCGGTATTAAGAACTTTAAAATTCAACAACAGATCGGTCAAACTGACTCTATAGAAAAAGAAGAAGAAAGACAAGCTGTAATGAATAGATTATTTAAAGAAATTGCTGATTTACAAAATGAAATCTACATGAACAGCGTTGAAAGTGTAGAAACTCCATCATCCTCAGTTACTGAAAAAGAATTTATCAAAGAATGGCTAGTTAATTGTGACAAAACTATCTATGACAAGATCAAAGAAGCTAGTTTTAAAATACGTTCCGAATGGGATGTACCTACATTTCCAGTAGAATGTGACAATTGTCAAACTAAAGTCAATTTGTCTGTTGATTTGGATCCTTCAAGTTTTTTCGGGCAAGCCTAACTAAACTTACAGTACCCGAAATTGAAGAAAAGTTAGTTAGGCTTGATAAACAAGTATCGGAGTTCAAGCAAGAACTATTTAAACTTAGCTGGTATATGCGTGGAGGTGTTAGCGTTAACGATCTTTTACATGTTTATAGCTTTTATGATCGTGAAATGATTTATAAAGTTATCAACGAGAATATCGAAAATACTAAAGAAACACGTTTACCTTTAATATAAAGAAGAACTAGCGTTCTTCTGTTCTTCGCTTCAGCTCGAACTATTCTTTATTTTAATGATGTACAATTAACGCGAAGCGTTTTAAATATTATCCAGATCGTTCAGTCACACTTTGCCCTGGCGGGCAAAGTAAACAACATTATCCGAGTCGAACAATATCACCTAGCAGTACTGCATTACAGTGGCGGTCATCCGGTACCACGAGCAGAGTCTTTATATGACGGCGGTTTCAACACATCTGCTAACATATATTGAAACGTGGGGCTACACCCCTCATTTAGCCTTGAAATTCTCTTTACAAATCAAACGGATTATAGGCATATTCCATCAGCGTCC